TTTTTTAATTTATTTTTTATGAATTCTGTTTTATTTTTTTGACTGTCCAGAAGCTCTATTAGTTCCGCGTCTTGCTCTATGTCTAATTTAAATGATATTACTTTATATTTTTTTTTGTTTTTGTCATACCATTTTTTAGACGCTTTTAGCTGATATTCTGGCGTTTTATTTGTCATTTGCTTTTTGCCCTCCTTTGTAGTATAATTTTTGTAAGGTGTAGAGAAGTTAAGGTTTCCCTTAACTCTCTAAGAATTTCAGCAATTCTAAAACTTTTAATATTAAATCAATAATTGGGGTTATTAATTTAATTAGTTTTAAGGTTTTTTGAATTGCTTTTTTTGTGAAATTCTTTAACCTTTCCATTGTCCCACCTCCTAATTTTTTTTAGTTTGTCGGGTGGCTATGGATTAAGGCTTTCTTTACCTTACAACTATATTATACACTAAGAAATTCTTATTGTCAATACTTTTTTATGTTTTCTTTTTGTATTATCCGTTGGCAATATTTAAACGTTTATACGGTCTCTTTAGTTTTCCTAATTTTATTTTTTTAAAATCTCAAAAATATTTTTTATATTTTTTTAAGTTCATCAAGTAATTTACAATATCATTTTAATTTTAATTTGAAATTGTTAGTATATATATAGAATGATTTTTTATTATTATATAAAGGAAGTATTTTTTTTATGGATTTACTAAAAGATTTACAACAAAAAGCACAAATAAAAAGTAATAACAAAACTGATAAAGATATAACAGAGTTATTCTATTATAGCAAAGAGTGGCGAAAGGTGAGAACTCAAGTATTAAAAAGAGATAAGAGGGAGTGCCAAGTTTGAAAAGATTTAGGGAAAGTTACGGTTCGTAACTTATTAGTACATCATATATACATTTTAGAATATTATTATAGTAAAAGATTAGATATCGATAATTTGGTTACAGTTTGCCACAGTTGCCATGAGCTAATACATGATAGATATAAGGTAAACAAATGGAAAGAGGACGAATATTTTTAGTATAAAGTATAACTAATTGTAATGGATTGATATGCTATGTAATATCAATCTATTTTTATATTATCATTAGTTATTAATATAACTATTAACTATAGTAGGTTAGTGTATCCATGATAGATAATGTTATATCAATGTATAGATAGATAAGACAACACAACAACAACAGAACAACAACACAACAACGATATAACAATAACAATATACAAGGAACAAATGAAATCAATCGTTGAACTAATACAGTGAACACGACGACGGGAAAAGCTATGGAGCATATATAATCCCCCCAAGAAATATTTTTAATTTTTTTATTTACTCATCAGCGGGCTGGCTCCATCGTCCACGCAAAAAGTGTTTTTGTTTTCGTAAAAGGGAGTTCTATTAGGGGGTGCGATAGTATTAAAATTAACTGTAATAGGTCATAAACCAATTAGAATAATATAAGGGTAGAATTATGTATTTTATGATATAAAGGCTCTTAAAAGGGCGTATAATGAGTTATTTATATTCATATAAAAATAATAGTACATAACAATATTAAATGGCACAAAACCATACATACATTCGTGTTAATATATAGATGTAATAAATTTTCATATGCTCAATTTGCAAACAATGCGGGAAGAAGTCGATACAAAACGTATCGGCTTTTTTATTTGAGAAAAAGTGAGGTGAGAAATTGAGTAATATTCACTTAGAAAAACAAAAGAAACGTGCAAATGATGAGTTTTACACGCTTTTAGAAGACGTGAAAAAACTTGTAGATATGTATAAAGACAAATTAAAAGATAAGGTTATATATTGCAATTGTGATAATCCAGATAAGTCAAATTTCTATAAATACTTAAAAGACAAATTCTATGAATACGGATTTAAAAAAGTTATATGTACTTATTTAGATGATGAATGTTCATATTTAACTATATATGATGGCAAAGAAACAAGAACTAAGCTAAAAGGTAACGGAAGTTATGATAGCGAAGAATGTAAAGAAGTATTAAAGAGTTCAGACGTTGTTGTTACTAATCCACCATTTAGCAAATTTAGACATTATTATAGGTTATTAAGAAAATATGATGTTGATTTTATTCTTATTTCTAACTTAAATTGCATTGCTTATCAAGATTGCTTTTATGATTTTAGAGACGGAAAAGTGATAATGCACAATGGAAGAGTTAAACAATTTATTGCACCTAATGGAGAAATAAAAAACGTTGGACTGGCGACGATTATATCAACACTAGATATAGGACAACCATTTAAACATTGGGATTTGAAGAAAACATTAGACGAACAAATTCACGTTAAATATGATAATTACCTTGCTTTAAATTGTGATAGAAGTTTAAATTATCCGATTGATTATTACGGAGTTGTAGGTGTTCCAGTTAGTTTTTTAAATAAAATGGACAGAAAAAGATTTGAGATATTAGGATTAACGCAAGGTTTTGATGTTGATGTTGCTAACCTATTTGATAAAGACTGGAAGAATGAATACAACTTGACAAGAAAAGACATAGCAGTAATGAACGGAAAACATAAATATAAAAGAATATTTGTTAGACAAAGGAGGGATTATCGTGACAAAGACTAAGGATATAAAAAAATACTTGTTAGATAATGTTGAAGAACAAGACCCAGTAACACTTGAAAAGATTGATAGATATATTGAGTTTGTAGAGGTGTTACAAATGTTATTAAATACAGTAAAAGAGGTTGGAGTAACAACTGTTACTACTAATGCAACTCAAAAATTCACAAAGGCTAATCCAGCATTAGCAGAAATCAATAAATTAAATACTCAACTATTGAACATTGAACGTTCTTTTAAATTCAAAGAAAAAGATATAGAAGTGGAAAGAGTTGAGTTGATTTGATATCGACCAAATACGTTGATGAATATATAGGTCAATATAAGGCTAAAGAGATAATTCTGAACAAAGATAGAAAAGATTTGATTTATTATTTAGAAAATGTTGTATTAGTTCAAGATGGCTTTTGGTTTGATGAAAAACAGATTGATAACTTCATAAAATTCACTGAAAAGTGGTTTTTTAAATTAAAACCGTTCCAGAAGTTTTTAATATCATTCATATTCTTATTTGATAAAAATAACAAGCTTGTATTTGATGAATTCTTTTGGGTAATGGCTAGAGGTGCTGGAAAGAATGGATTGATAAGTGCATTGAGTGCCTATTTCTTATCACCACTACACAACATACAAGGCTATAACGTTGGTATTGTAGCTAATAGTGAAGAACAAGCACAAACAAGCTTTAAAGAAGTTCACGACATGCTAGACAAAAATCCTCAACTAACAGATAGAAGAACTGGAATATTTAAAAATGGTTTATCAAAAATTAGGTGCAGAACAACACATAGTACGCTGGAATTTCTAACAAGTAACGCTAAGACAAAAGATAGTTTTAGACATGGTTGTGTAATATTTGATGAGGTACACCAATACGAAAAAGACGATATTATAAGCGTATTGACAAGTGGTTTGGGTAAAGTTCCTAATCCTAGAAAATTCTTTATATCCACTAATGGACTTGTTCGTGATGGTGTTTACGACCAGAAAATAAGGACTTGTAGGGAGATATTACAAGAAACAGAATTTAATTCACATACGTTCCCTTGGATATGCACACTAGATGACAAACAGGAAGCAGAAGATACTGAGTTATGGCAAAAAGCACAGCCTATGTTCCATAAGCCTTTAGATAGCTATTCAGAAACATTATTTGACACAGTAAATAGGGAATATCAAGATATCAGACGTGGTATAGGCGACAAAACAAAGTGGTTTATCAAGCGTATGAACGTATCAGATATAGACCTAGAAACGAGCGTAGCAACCAAAGAGGAAGTATATGCAACAAATAGACCTATTCCAGATATAGAAAATTGTAAATGCATAGGTGGACTGGATTATGCTTCGTTAAAAGACTTTGCTAGTGTAGGCTTATTATTCCACATAAAAGGTGATTGGGTATGGGTAACGCATAGCTTTATTAGAAAAGAGTTTTTATTAACTGAAAGCATGTTGATATCACCTCACATTCCAGAATGGCAAGAAAAAGGCTTATTGACCGTTGTAGATGAGCCTACAATATCAATTAGACATATAGTTGACTGGTTTAATGAAATGAGGGATAAATTCAAGCTAGATATACTAGAAATCATTGGAGATACCTACAGAATGGATATTGTCCGTCCAGCACTTGAAGATGAGGGATACGAACTAGAGTTCATCAGACGTGCTAATAGTATACAGGCACAAATTGCACCTCAAATAGAGGTGTTATTTGCAGAAAAGAAACTTGTATTTGGTGATAATCCACTTATGAGGTGGTACACAAACAACGTTTACGTCAAAATAGATAAATTCGGAAATAAAACTTATGAGAAAAAAGAAATAAGAAAAAGAAAAACAGACGGTTTCATGGCTTTTACACACGCTTATTTTAGGCACGATTTGATAGAAGATAGTGAGCCGACTGATTTTATGTTTGGAGATTTTTATAATGCAGGAGGTGATATTAATTGGGTATTATAGGTAAAATATTTAACTTTAATAAAAGTGTTCCTATGAATTATTGGGACGACTTAATGAGACAACTACAAGGTGATTATGAAGATTTGCATTTAAGACAATACGCAGTGCATACAGTAGTGGATAGAATAATCAATGTTTGTTTGTTAGCACAATTTCAAAGCGAAGATAGCACAAATTTCTTATATAAATTAAATTACAAGCCTAATCCATACGAAAATGGCAATGAATTTAAGAGAAAAATCATTACTAATATGATATATAACGGTGAATGTGTAATTGTAAAGCCGTTTGATGATTATTATGTAGCAGAAAGCTTTACTTATGATGAAAAAACAAAGTTATTTACAGTAACTACAGAATACAGCACTATAGAAAAAACATATTCAGTAGATGATGTAATACACGTTAGATATAACAATGTTAAATTTGAAGAATTTTTAAGAACATTAAGGCAAAGTTACGACAAACTTTATAAACGTGTATTAGAAGTTCAAATGAGACAACAACAAATAAGAGTTTACGCCCCATTTAAAGGTGTATCAGCCAAAAACGAAGAAAACAATAAAAGGTTTATGAATTTCTTGTCGGGTATGAAAAAACAACTAGAAAATGAGAGTATAGCTGTTGTGCCTAGGCAAGATGATTATGATGTAGAAGAACATTCACAAAACTATTTAGGTAGAAGTGCAGAAGAATTAGGTGTTATTGAAAACATGTATGTAAAACAAGTAGCAAACATATTACAAGTTCCACCGTTGCTATTTAGTGGAGATTTAGCTGATACCTCAGAACATTCTAAAAACTTCGTTAGATGGTGCGTAAAACCTATTATGAATGAAATAGCAAATGAATTTAACGCTAAGCAGACGAAATCAAGCTTAAAAGACAACTTGATAACGGTAAATACAATTGAATGTGTATATGTATCAGAATTCGAAATGGCTAGAGATGTCGAAAAGATGATAGGTTCTGGAGTATGGACTATAGATGATGTCCTTGTACTTTTAGGCAAGAAACGTCAAAAGACTAAAGATACTACTAGAAGATACTTAACTAAGAACATTGGAATAATAGAACAAGCAGAAGAAGATTACAACAGAATAAAACAGAAGAAATAGAACTAAATATTAGTTCTTTTTTTATTGTCCTAAGCAAAAGACATTAAAAGGCAGAAAGGGGAGGTGGAATAATGGCAGATGGCAAAATAGAATACAAATTTTTGTCAGAAGAAAAAAACGGTAGAAAATACTTGACTTTATCGGGCAGAGTAGCGAAATCCAGCTTTTGGACTGGTGATGATGTTATTAGTGCAAAATCAATAACAAAAGAGTTAGAAAACACTACTGTACCTATAACTGTTTATCTCAATACTCAAGGTGGTGATGTTTTTGAGGGAATAGAAATCTATAACCTATTCAAAAATCATAACTCAGATATAACTGTTGAGATTACAGGCTTATGTGCAAGTGCTGGAACTTTTATAGCTTTAGGTGCAGACAAGGTTGTAATGGATACTGGAACTCAATTTATGATACACCAAGCAAGTACAATTGCTTATGGGAACAAAGAGGATATTCAGAAATCATTAAACGCTTTAGAAAGTATCGATAAATCGATTATATCCATCTATAAAGCTAAAACTGGAAAGTCAGATGAAGAACTAGAGGATATGTTGAAAAAAGAAACTTGGTTTGACTGCGAAAAAGCTTTAGAAAACGGATTTATTGATGAAATCAAAGAAACAGTACCTAAGCAAAAAGAGGAAGAAAAGAATAATCAATCAAATATCGATATTCAAAACTTGGTTGATTTAATAACTGATGAATTAGAAAAAAGAAATGCTGGAGTAGAACAAAAGCCAGCAGAGGAAGAAAAAACAAAGAAAATATCAAATTTTAGTAAATTTATGAAAGGAATGTAAATTATGTTACAAGACGAAAAACAATTATTTAAAGTGTTCACAAACACACTAAACGACGAAAAAGCAACTGATGAGGAAAGAATGGAAGCATTAACTGATTATGTATCAGTTGTATCACAAAAGAATGTAGATAAAGTAAAACAAGAATTTGAAGAATTAAAGAATGTTACTGATGAAAATATCCTACAATCTAGAGGAATTCATGTATTAACATCAGAAGAAAAAACATTCTACAATGAAGAAATTATCAAGACTAAAGGTGATTTAAAAGGTGATGTATTATTCCCAGTTACAATCATTGAAAGAATTTTTGATGATATTAAAAAGGACAGACCACTATTAAACCTAATCAACTTTGGCGTATCAAGTGCAGTAACTAGAGTTATTAGAACTAGAAGAAAAGGAAAAGCAGTATTCGGACCATTGCACAAAGATTTAGAGGGACAATTAGACTTTGAATTTGGTGTAACTGAGTTCACACAATTGGCATTGACAGCATTTTTCTTAATCTCAAATGACTTAATCGACCTTGGTGCTAGATGGATTGATAGATATGTTAGATTATGCTTATCAGAAGCAATCGCAGAAGCTTGGGAAGAAAACTTGATTACAGGTGACGGGAAAGATAAGCCAATCGGATTAATGAAAGATTTAGACGCTTCTGTTACAGGTGGTGTATATTCTGATAAAAAATCAGCTGGAACATTAACATTCAAAGACGCTCCAACAATGGTTACAGAATTTTCTAACATTATGAAAGGCTTATCTAAATACAAACTTAAATTAAGTCCAGATGACAAAAACGCAGAGGACGTATACAGAAAAGTGTCAGGCAATGTATACCTAATTGTAAATCCATCTAACTACTATGACATTGTAGCTAGAGTGACTACTCAAAACGCAAATGGAGTATTTGTATCTAACCTACCATTCATTGCACAAGACCACATTATAGAGTCAACATTCGTTCCAGAAAACAAATTAATCGCATTTGTTGGTGGAGAATATGACGCAACTATGTCTAGAGCAGAAAAAATCTATGTTTACAAAGAAACATTCGCAATGAAAAGAGCAACATTATACGCAGTTGATATGTTAGCTAACGGACAACCATCTAACAATTATGCTTCACAAGTTTACGATATTAAATTAGCAACAGCTGATACTAAACCTCAACAATAATAATGAGAGAGCTAGAAAAAGAATTTGAACGTAGCTTATTAGATGAATTAAAAGATAGACTTCATATAACAATGAATGATGACGACAATAACCTACTTGAGCTAATAAGAGTAGGTTATCAAGTTATTCAGATGTATTGTGGTGAATTTGACATTATAGAAAACGGATTTGGTAAAAATTTAGTATTTGAATATTGTAGATTTGCTAGAAATGGAGTTACAGAACATTTCTATGATAGTTATGTTCAGGATTTAGTCGTTCTGGGTTTTGAATTATCAGACCTTGGAGATGATGAGTAATGTTAGAAAAAAAGAGCATTACAGCTAATGTATTCAATGATGGTGTAGCACATTTTAATATCAAACAAACAAAGTTAGATGAATACAACACACCTTTAAGGGGTCAATACGAACTTAAAGAAATAAAAAAGTATTGGTTCAGATATTTAGGTGTAACACAAGATGATATCTATTTAGCAGTTGCAGACGACAAAAGGATAACTAAAAAAATCGGTATGCGTGGTAATTTAGATATTGATGTAAAAAACATTGTTGTAATAGGCAATGAACAATTTGAAATATATAACACGACATATCATTTCAAAAGAAATGAAACAATGGTGAACTTAATAAAGATATGAAAAACGTAAAGAAAACTATATTAGACATATTAAAAAAATCGGTAGATGAAAACATAACTGTATCTTATGCCGACTCAAACAATACCAACTTTCCTAGAATATCTTATTACTTGGTTTACCATGGGAAGTTGGCATTAAGTAACAAAAAACACAAAGATACATTTTTGTATCAAGTAGACTATTTTAGTTTAGTACCACTAGATATAGAAACTGACAAAAATCTAAACGCTATATATAGTGGACTAGAAGACAAATTCTGTATATCAGAATGGAATGAAAATGTTGAGGTTGATGTAGAAGAAGATAGCAGTATCTATCATTACTACTTGGAGGTTAGGATATGAGCAGTATTTTTGGCTTCGATATGTTCAGTAAAGACTTAGATAGGTACGAAAGAAACGCTGAACAGATAGAAAACAAGTTGCATGAAAATGCCGACAAAATGAGAGATAGAGCTAAATCTATAGCAACTTCAAAAGGTTTAAGGGTAACTGGTGCGGGTGTTGATGGGATTATATCAGAACACGATAATACAGAGTCTACTATAGGCTGGACTTCCAGACCTAACTTCCACTTATTTTTTCACGAGATAGGCTTCCACGCACTAGACAATAGGCATGGAAAAGTTAGATTAAAAAGAACAAGCAAAAAGACTGGTAGACAACGTATATATGGTGGCAGAACAAAAGCGACGTATGTACCACCAACACCTCACATGAGACCAGCATTTGAAGAACTAAAAGATACATTCTATGAAGACATGCAGAAAGAAATAACAAAATAAAGGAGTAAATTATGGCTAAAAAATTTGAAAAAAGAGCATTATTGACAGGTGTAGGTGAATTATACCTACAATTTATGGAAACAGAAGATACACCAGATACAGCACCTACTTATGCAACTGATGTATTAGTAACACCATCTATTGATAAAGTAGACGCTAAAATGGAGTTATCAGAAAAGAAAGTATATCTTTCTAACTTGTTACACTCAGACTTTAGTGGTGTAAAAAACATAGGAATTACACTAGACGCTGGATATTTACCAGCAGATTTCGCAGAAGAAGCACAAGGTAAAGTTAAAATCGGCGATACTTGGGCAACAACTACTAACCCTAGAAAGAAAATGTTCAGAATGGCTATTCCATTCACAGACGAAAACGGTGATGAATTGATTATCAATTATCCAAAATGTACTTTATCTCCAGTAGACGCTGGTGGTGAAACTCAAAAAGACGATATTAACGAACAAATCAGACAATACAATATAGTTGCACAACCATTGACTAAAAAATCAGATGGAGCAAATATTGTGTATGTAGAAGTTGATATGTCAATCGAAGCTAATAAGAAAAAATACGACAGAGATAAATTGTTAGAAAATGGTTGGTTTGATACAGCTTCATTAAAGAAATGCGAAGCTGGTTCATCATCAATTTAGGAGGAATAAATGGGAGTATTTACAAACAGTTTAAAAACATTTAAAAGCAATATTACTGGAAAAACAAAAACATACAAAGTAAATAACGCAGTATGGTTGTATTTGGACGCAGACTATGGACTAAAACAAGGCGACTGGGTTAATATGCTAGAAAAAGACGAAGTATTAACTTTGGGGAAATTTGCAACATGTATATTAAAAGCAAATAAGATTGACACTACCTTAGAAGAAGTTTTAGAAAATACAGACCTAGAAATACTGAACGAATTTGTAAATAGTTATGGAACATTAGCTTTAAATCTAAATGCAGATGAAAATGAGGTTGAAGAAAAAAACGCATAGAGGAGATTATCCCGGACTGGGATAGTCTCTATTTTTTATGCAGAAAATTCTTTAACATGACAAAAGATGAGTTTATGTTCGACCACGATTATGATATGGTAGTTGATTTAATCAATCGTGAGATTGAATTGAGAACACCAACAGAAAAGCAAGATAAAGAGGTTGAACATTCTAAAACACATAAAGCTAAAGAGTTCTTTAAGGTATAAAAGAGGAGGTATTATATGGCTGGTGGAATACAAAAAGCTGGTATAAGGCTAACAGTTGAGGGTAAAAGTCAATATTTAGCTGATTTAAGAGCAGTCAACAATGAAATGAAGTTGATGGCTATTAATTCAAAATTAGCACTTGCACAGCTAGGTAATCACGCTTCCACAACTGATAAATACAAAGTTACTATGCAAGGTTTAGGAACTCAACTAACACAACAAAGCAGTAAATATAAGGCTTTAAGTGGTTTAGAAAAGGACTTAACAGATAGGCAAAGTAAACTAACAAAAGAAGTTGAAAACTCAAAGAAACAATTTGAATTAAGCAACAAAAGAACACAAGATTTAAAAGTTACTTATCAACAATTAAAAGAAAGTTTAGGCAAAAATGCTGAGCAAACTCAACTTGCAAATAAAGCATACAAAGATAGTTTAAAATCTACAAACAAGTTAGAAAAAAACTATAACAAGCTATCACAAAGTTTAGCAAGAAATACAAAAGAATTAGGTCAAATACCAATCGACATGGCTAAAAGCGAACTTGCAACAGCTAGGCTTAATAATCAAATGGCTAAAACTCATGAGATTTACAGGAATAGTGGCGGTAGGTTAGCAGATACAGCAAAACATTTCAAAAAGGTTGGAGATGTTACAGGCAAAGTAAGTCAAAAACTAGGTGATTTCAGTAGTAAAACAAGAGGATTGACTATTGGTATAGCTGGAGGTTTAACTGGTGCAACTAAGGCATACCTTGATTTTGAAAATCAAACAAAGACTATTAGAGCGTTGTTGAAAGACAGTTATACAGATACAAAACAACTTGATAATGCAACTAATCAATTAGCTAGTAGTTCTCAAAGTTTAGGTATGAAATACGGTGAAAGTTCAAGTAAAATTCGTGAGGGTATGAAAGAGCTTATCAAAAAAGGCTTTAGTGCCAATGCAACATTAGGTGCAACTCCAGCAATATTAAAAGCTTCAATTGCTTCTGGTGATGATTTTAATTCAGTAATGGAAACAAGTGCTTCCGTATTAACTCAATTTGGACTTATAACAAACGACACTAATAAAATGCTTGCTAATACTGAAATGGCAACAAGTACATTAACATTTGTAGCAAATAAGACAAGTGCTGGATTTAGTGACCTTGGAGAAGCAATGCAGAATGTAGGTCCTATAGCACACTCCAACAACCAATCACTACAAGATATGGCAAGTGCTTTAGGTATAATGTCAAACGCTGGTATAAAAGGCGGAGAAGCTGGAACATATTTAGCAAACGTATTAAGAAACTTGGCGACACCTACTAAAACACAAAAACAAGCATTACAAGAATTAGGCGTAAGTGCTTTCGATAGTTCTGGAAAAATGAGACCACTTCCAGCAATCCTAGACGACATAGCAACAGCAACTGAGGGATTGACTGATGAAGAAAAAGGTAAAGTATTAAGTAGAATATTCAATCAAAGAGCTATAAAAGGTGCATTACCACTATTACAACAAGGTAAAGGTGCTATTGCAGAATTATCCAAAGAAACAGGCAAGGCTATTGAATATCAAAATAAACTTGCAGAAGAAATGGGTAATACTGGTGAACGTCAATTAATGAAGTTCAAAGAGAATGTAATGGCTTTAGGAGTTGCCTTTGGTAAAGAAGCACTACCATATTTGCTTGATTTTACAAATAAATTAAAAGATATAATGCAAGGTTTTAGTTCGTTAGATGACGGAACTAAGAATATGATTGTAAAAATGTTGTTAGGTGCAGCTGCGATTTCTCCGATGTCAAAGGCATTGAGTGGTTTATTTGGTGCAATTAGTGTAGTCAATGGTGGTTGGGGCAAGCTTATTCAAAACATAGGCAAACTAACAACGGCTAAACAAGCTAAAGACATGGCAGACCTAGGCAAATCAGCAGTAGACGCTGGAGGTGCGATATCTAAAATAGGCGGAGCGGGTGCAACAGCTGGAGCTGGAGCAAGTGCATTCTTTAATCCATGGTCTTTAGCTTTACTAGGAATTGTGGCATTAGCTGGTACAGTAGCTTATCAATTAGCTAAGCCTATGCTTGCACACATGGATAGTGTTAAAAAGACCAAAGGTGCTTATGGTGAATGGTTCAAGGCAGTATCAGACGGTGAACGTGTATTTGCAGAACTTGAAAAAGCTAGTGGAAAAGCAACCGAACAAGTCGAAAAAGACCTAAAAGAACGTATCAATAAAATAAAACAACATAACCTAGAAGTTGATGAACTAACAGACACAAACGCTGGAAGTACAAACAAATTTAAAAATTTCTTTAAAGGAACTGGTTCAGAATTAGAAATTAACGGTCAAAAAAGAGTAACCACTAATGAAAATCTAACTAATAGATTAAAAGAAATGAATGTTTCTGACTCAGAAATTAAAAACATTACAGACAAGTACCAAAATATGGCTAGACAGATTGGAAACAGCATGTCCTCAATTGGCGACACATTCAAAAATTACAAGGTTGTTACTTCTGAATGGGCAACAGCTCAAATAAAAACTGTTGATAATGTTGTAAAAGACACAGTATCAAACTATGAAAAGTTGAGAAATGAAAAAATAAAGAACATTAATCAACAAGTAGAAATGAACACTAAGTCAAGGGCAGAAGCAGACAAAGAAATACAAGCTATAAATAAACAATACGATAGTCAAGTTAAAACAATTCAGAAAGCACAACAAAGTATAAGCACTATATTATCAACAGCAAGTAGAGAACACAGGGCTTTAACTGAAAACGAAACAGTATCTATTCTAAAATCTTATCAAAAATTAGCAAATGAAAGTGGTAAATCAATGTCTAATATGGCAGACGTTCAAAAACTATTAGGTGAAAACTTGTCATCATTAACAGGACAAATGGGACTTGATTTTTTAAGAACAGCTGGAATAATAGACGAAGCAACTACCAACGCAGTATTGAACGCTAAAACTGGTGCAGAAAAGGTGCAAATTCTACAAAAAGCACTACAAGGCTGGAATGAGTTTGAATTAACCGATAAAGAAATAGACATAAAAGCAACTGGAGAGGAAAAGGTCAAAAAGCTAATAGATGGTATTCAATCATTTAATAATTTGAAGCCAGAGGAAAAAGAACTTATCGCTAAGTGCAACAATCCAGAGGAACTGGAACAAACATTACAAAAACTAAACTTATGGAATGATTTAAAGGTTGGAGAAAAAGCATTAATTCTTAACAGTGAAATAGCAGATATTAACGTTCAAAAAGCTATACAAGACGCTGATTTGTGGAATGCCAAAGATTTTATACCAAAGTTTATGGCTATTGATACAAACGCTCCAGATTCTAAACAAAAAATTATTGATTTAGTAAATGAGTATTTAGCTTTACAGGGCAAACCTCCGTTAACAGTTACAGCAGAAACATACGGAGTTAGTGAAAGTACAGAAGCTTTAAAAGAATTTAATGGTGTTTCGGATTCATCGGTAAGTAAACATTTAGTTGTATCGTCAGACGCTGGAACATTACCATCAGCGACAGAATATATAAAACAATACAACGCTAATAGTGGAAAGATGGAAAGTAGGAGCGTATGGGCGAAAACCAGTACGCCAGCTATGCCATTGAATACAAGTAACATCAGCTTGTACAACAAAGCAACTGGAAATATGAAAAACAAGACTTCTACAGCAACTACAAGCACAAATGCCAGTCAAAACACACCAAAGGTAAAAGACTGGGTAAGTGCAGTATTTTCAGCCCCATTAAGAAGAACATCTATTTTTAGTGTAGGAGTAAGATGGGGTTCTGCTTTGGCAAGAAAATTATTAGGTCACGCAACTGGTGGACACATTCAAGCCTTTGCAACTGGTGGGAAAATAGATATGTTTGCTAATGGTGGCAACATAGATATGTTTGCTAGTGGAGGTAGTCCACAAAATCCGAAACGTGGATATACAGGTATTGTTGGTGAAGCTGGACCCGAACTATTCCAAGTTACTAGAAATGGCGTAAACATAACACCTTTATCTACTAGAGAAAAGATGAGAGGTATAGGCGGTGTTCTTGAAGACCATTCAAATAAAGGTGATGTAAGCTTTAATATATCAATCAATAATCCGATAGTTAGAGAAGATAAGGATATTGAAAGGATATATGATGGTGTAGTTAAGAAGATAAAATCAGACGCTAAATTTGACTTGTTATTTAGCAAAGGAGTGTAGATAAATGGTAGACTATAACGCAATAACGATTAATGGTTTATCAAGCAAAAACTTAGGCTTTTATTGTGGAGTTGAGGAAAACTCACCTCCACAAATGCCGAAGAAAAAGGACAAACTTTATGATTTAGATAGAATAGACGGAGTATTAGTTCAAGAAGTACAAGCGTACGAGCCAGTACAAACTAAGTTTATGATGTACTTATATAACGCTTCTCATAGTGATATAAGACGTTTTAAAAGCTGGATAGGTTATAAAGGTAGTTACTCAACGTTTGATAATCCGTTGATTGAAAGAAAGTTTTTTGCAACAGAGGTTAAATTTGAAAATGGAGTTACAGATGGCTCATATCAAGTAGAGGTTACATTCACTTGTGAGCCATTTGAATACAGTAAAGAGGTTAAGACATATAAAAGTACCCATGGTGGACCTTTAACTTATTATGGTACAGCACCAGCTTATCCAATAGTAACTATATCGGGCAATGCTGGAACGTTAGATATATTGCAAATAGGTAAAAGACAAATGTTCATAAAAGGTGGCTTGAATTATGAAATTAAAATCGACTGTAGAGTTGGTTTCCAGAATGTAATTGTAGGCGGAAAAGTCAACAACAGTTTAGTTAGTGGTAATTTCTTTGTATTATTAAATGGAAAAAACGAAATCACGTTAACCGAGAATATCAATAACATCAAAATTGTTTATCAGGAGGCGTACATATAATGCTAAAACTATATGATGGTAAGGCTTATGATTTTGAGAAAGAGCCGAGTGATACAATACAAAACGCTTATGACGCCAAGGTAGAATTTGATAAAGGTTATATGTTAACATTCAAGGTTATTGTTGACGATAAAGGACTTCACAAAAAGATACGTGAAGAAATGATTGTTGTATGTAAAGGTGGTTATAAGAATAAAGAAAACGCCTTTAGAATAAAAGAAAGACTGGAGTTTGGAACATATGTTGAATTCAAATGTCCTCATATCTTTTACGACCTAGACCACAAAAGAACTAAAGTTCCTAGTGGTTTGTTCACAGCTAATGATATATTAAGCTTTATTGAACAAAATACCGAAGATATATCAGACTTTAAATTCAAACACGATTATATATACGGAGACGCAAAGCTTGAATTTGGTAACTACAAAGAACTAAAAGAGAAAAAAGACGGAGAAAAAGTAGAACCAAAGGTTGAATACTATAACACGCTTGAGTTGATGAATAAAGTATTTAATGAATATGATTGTGAGTTTATGTTCGACTTTTGGACTATAAACGTATACAACAAATTAGGTGAAGATAAAGAGTCTCTAATCTATGAATACAAGAACATTGAGGATTGGGAGGGCATTCATAGTATGGAGGGCAAGGCAACAAGGGTGTTTGCTCAATCGGATTTTGAGAGAACTACAACCTACAAAACGAAATATCCTAATCAAAAACTATATATCCACTTTGCCTATGCGAATGACAACAAGGGTAAAGATTTTACAAATACTAATTACCAATCAAGAACATATATAGGATATTATGTGGATACTAAATATCTAAACTCGGATAAGCCTAAAGACTATAAATGGGTAAATATGAAAATCCCAAAAAAGACCAAAAAGAAACCAGCATTCAAAGGTGACAGAAAGGTTAAGGGTATTACTACATTTATGGTTGGTACTGATTACAGAGATGGTATTCCAATCAAACTAGATAAAAAGACGTTTTATTTGCACACAGCCTTTGCAAACTACTTAGACGGTAAAGATATCAACATAAACGACGGTACAGGTGCAAAGTATGTAGGCTTTATGATAGATGATAAAAAGGACAATACAAGAGTAAAAGAATGGTTTACGTTCAATCATCTAACGGAAAAAGGTGGTTTATTAATCAATGATAGAAGAACACTAAAAGAAAAAGTTCACCTAGAAACAGTTGTAGATAGTCCGTTAGTTAATGATTATGCACAAATATATCACGACACTTATATAAATAACGACGCTAGAACGGTTGATGAATTATCACAAGATGTCCTTGATTTGTTTGATGAGGGCTGGGATAAACCTAGGAGAACAATTAAGTGTAAAGTTAAGTTAACTAATAACGATAGGCACAGACTAACAACATTAGGCGATTATCTTTATTATGGAGATAATGAACCGTGCGATATATACGATACTGTTATATTGAGATATATTACACACAATGTAGATGAACGTATCAAGTGCATAGGTTTTGAATACGACCCTATCAATGAAAATTTGGAAGTGTTGAAGTTTGGTTCAAAAGAAAAGAATGATACTATTAGTTCAAGCGTAACAAGTGGTGTTAAGGCTAAACTTGAACGTAAAGCCAATGATTTTGATGAGGAGTTTGACCGAAAAGTAAGAGAAGTTGAAGAAAAGTTACGTAGGAACAGAGAAGAATTTAATCATATTTGGTTATCAGAAAAGATTGATTTTATCAACAGTTTTAATGAATATGGAGAGTATGTAGAAGATTTCCAAGCGGAACTAGATAGAATTGACGCAGAAAGAAAACAAAGGACAGAAGAACTTGACAAAAGACTTGCAGACGCAGACGCTAGATTTGAAGAGTCAAAAAAAGAAGTCGAAGCACAGAAGCAAGAAATCCAAAGAAGAGCAAATGAATTAACTGAATATATTGATAGCGAAATCGAAAAAAGTGGATTAAAAAACGGCGAAACCATAGCTTCATTCAAACAAGACATTGATAGTTTAAAAGGTCAAGTATTAGGGATAGAGGATAACAAAAATAAACTAACAGAATTATCACAAACAGTAAACGGATTATCCTTAAAGGTACAAGAGACATCTTCATTATCAAATAAATATTCTGAATTGAGACAAACTGTTGATGGGATATCAAGTACAGTTAGTTCTCTTAATACAAAGAATAATAATTTGTTAGATAAATACTCAGAAATTAATCAAAAAGTTGATGGCATAACAAGTATTGTTGGTGACAATGCTTATGATTTCGACAGGAAGATATCAAGCATGGTTAAGCAAAATGCTGGTGAAATAACATTAAGTGTTAGCCAAGTGAACGGTTTAAACTACAAGCTTGATGGTATAGAGTCAAAAATACAAATCAACAAGGACAGTATAACGCAAAAAGCTAGTAATATTGATTTGCAAGGCAAAGTATCTTTTAGAGATTTGAATGATGATTATAAAGATAATTCAGACGCCACTTTTATAGACGGTGGTAAAATAATGACTAATACCATAGAAGCAAATCATATAAAAGCTGGTTCAATACAAGCTAAGCATTTAACTGTAGATTATATGATGGTATATAAACTAACAACAGCCGAGTTTTTTGTTGACAGAATTGTTGGTAGTCAAGCAAATATTGACCAAATCCAATCTACAAAAATTTCAGCAGACATGGTGCAAGCAGGAATTTTAACATCAGAAAACGGAGTGTCGAAAATCAATCTAAATGATGGTACATTTAGTTTTTATAACGGCTCTTTAAAGATAGACGAAACTTATTTTGATGAAAAAAGCTCAACTTATAGAGCTAGAGTACACACACAAAGCACCTTTAGAGTAAGCTATGCTGGAAGACCTATAGTCGAATTAAATAGTGGGGGGCTAGTGTTATTTCATGGTGGAGCAGTACAAAGTTCAAGTCCTAGTGGACAAATGAGGATAAATAATTATGGTTGTATTGAAGTGCTATCAAGTGGTAATGGCAATACCTTAGTTCAATGCGTAGATATCGGAGATGGCGGTGATGGTTATAAGATGACCGTTTACGGTTCTTTATATGTGAAACGTAACTTGAGAGTAAAAGAAGCGATACGATATGGGACAACATGCCAACAAGGAACAAGTTTCTAGGAGGATTTATGAAAGTAGCAGATTTAGAAAGTATATATAAATTACTAACAAGAATGAAAGACGAACGAATGGAATATGATTTAGCTTATAAATGGTTGAGAAACTACCAGATGTTAACAGACCCGATTACAGCTTTTGAAGAGCAACTAAACAGGCTTAATGATGAGTGTAAGAGTGGTGAAAAGCTTGATAACGGAGGGTATAAGCTAAAAGAAGACAAGATAGAATATTACCAAGAACAACTGAAAAAATTGTATGATACAGAAATTAAAATAGATTTTATAAAATTTAATAGAGATAATTTAAAAACGTTACAGTTTTCAATGAATGATGTTGATGTACTGGAACGTTTTTTTATTATAAAAGAAAATGAAGAAAGTGAGGAAGAATAATGCAAAGCGTAAGATTATCAAAAGTTTTAAGACGTGTTGATGAAGAGGGAAAGGCTATATTTGATTATATGGTGGTTGGTGAAAAAGACGACGGAAGTAGAGTTGAAACAACGCTAAGACACGAAGACACAGCCATGATTAAAGACTTAAACAACTTGGTTGAAACATTCATCACAAAAGAAGATGAGTTAGAAATCTTGAAAAAGACTGTTGAATACATGAGTGTATCAAAATCGAAAGAAGTAGATACAGGAAACGCAGAACTTGATTTGCCACCTAATCTTGAATTGCCAAAAACAGATAATTCAGAAACTCCAGCAACTCCAGATTTACCAAACGGTGTAGATTTGCCAGAGTTAGAAAAAGAAGTGTTATCAAAAGTTGAAGAAAACAAGGAGGTAGAATAATGGCTCAATATTTAAGTTTATTAATTATCAAGTATCAAAAAGACAAGAATTTCTATAAGGCTATATTTAGTGTTAGAGAATATATGGTACTACAATATGCAGTAGACTTGTGGTTAAAGTATTATCATAGAGAAGACCTAATCGACCACGAACAAGCACCTATTAAAGGAAAAATATTACCAAATGGAGCAGTAGATATTTCAGAGGTGAGATAGTATGGAAAATACTTTAGAAAATATTGGCTTAAAAAATGTCAGTATTGATTTTCTTAATAGTGAAATCAAAAACCTATTTGTAGTACAAGGTGATACAAGAACTAGAGGTCTTTTAGTTAGAGTTAAAGACAATAAAGGTAATACAATTCCTCTATCAGATGAATACGAATTAAGACTATATGCCAAACGTTCTGGAGAAGATAAACTATTATATAGTGTTGCTGAAAAAATAGGCGATAGATACAAAGTATATCTAACTTCCGATATGTTAGCTAAAACTGGAACACTAAAGATACAACTTGCACTATATAAAGGTGATGTATCACTTATTCAATCAAGACAAAGTTCTATTCCTATTTATCCGTCAATGACTTGTCAATCCGAACTAGGAAAAGACAATGTAATAGATATTGTAGAAATACAAGAAACTATTAAAGACCTTGAAAAAGAATTTGAAAAGCTTAAAAGCCTTGACGGATTAGAGGGATTGAATGAATTTAAAAAGAACGAAACAGAAAGGCGACAAGCAGAGGAACAAAGAAAACAATCAGAAGAACAAAGGGTAGTTGAAGAAACTACCCGTTCTTTAAATGAACAATCAAGGGCAGAAAGTGAAAAACAACGTATTGCAGATGAAGAAGTTAGAAAATCTAACGAAGATACTAGAAAATCTAATGAACAAGCAAGAATTGAAAAAGATACTACCTATGATGAAAAAGAACAAGCTAGAAATAGCAACGAAGAAGCTAGAAAACTTGAAGAACAAAAACGTACTGAAAGCGAAAATCTAAGAATTAGTCAAGAACAAGAACGACAAAACAAAGAAAAAGAACGTCAAGAACACGAAACAAAAAGAGTTGAAGATGAAAACAATAGAAACTCGCAAGAAGAAATTAGAAAAACTAACGAAGAAAAAAGAATTTCTAATGAAGAAGATAGGCAAAATAAAGAAACTACTAGAGTTCAAGCTGAACAAGAACGTGTTGCTAACGAACAATCAAGGGTTGATAACGAAAAGACTAGAGTTGCTAATGAACAAGCTAGGCAAGAAGCAGAAACAACTAGAAACAACAAGCTAGAAAGTTTATCTACGTTAGAAGCAGAAAGAAAAGAACTTTTAGAAACTTGGAAAAGTGAAGAAGCTAGTAGAGTTCAACACGAAAGCACTAGAGAAGAAAACGAAAAAATACGCAAGATTTCCGAAACTGTTAGAGACGATAACGAAACTAAAAGAAAACTTGAAGAAGATACTAGAGTTCAACAAGAAAATGCACGTGTAGAAGCTGAAAAGACTAGAAAATCAGATGAACAAATTAGAACTCAATCTGAAAAGACTAGACAAGAACAAGAACAAACTAGACAAAAGCAAGAAGAAGAACGTGTAAAAGCTGAACAACAAAGGTCAACTAAAGATACTGAACGTGATATTACATTCAAAAATTGGGATATCAAAATAAAATCGTTAAGTGGACTTCCAGATGAAATGCCAGAAATACCTAAAATTGAAAAAGCAACAGAAACAGTTGCTGGTATTGTCAAGTTGAAAGGTTTGTCAGAGCAAGACGATACAGCGATATCATATAGTTTATACAACAAATCTATTGCTGACATATCATCAAACGTTGATAACAAGTTAAATGAAAAGGAACAAGCTTTTAGTGGAAAAATAGAAGAACAAAATACTACATTATCAGCACATGACAAAAGCATAAAACTACTAGAAACTAAAGCTGATGGCTTATCAAGTCAAGTAACAGGCTTATCAACAAGTATTGATGAAAAGATAAACAAAAACAACGCTGATATTGATAGCAAGTTAGAACAACAAAACACAACTGTTACCGAAAAGTTATCTGAACAAGATAGTAAAGTTGAAACAAAACTAAAAGAATACAACGCTAATATCGAAAAGAACACAACAGGAATTAGTGATATCAACGCTAAACTTTTGGAACAAGACAAAACTATACAAGGTCAAAATACTAAAATTAATGGTATAAATGAGAAGTTATCAACTACTGATACAGACATCAAAGGCTTAAAAGACACTACTCAAAGCTTATCAACAAAAACAGATGAATTGTCAGAAAGCATTAAGAGTAAAGCAACTAAAGAAGATATTGACACGCTAACAAATCAAATTTTAACTAAAGCAAATCAAAAAGACGTTGACACATTAACTACTGAATTATCCTCAAAAGCTAATAAGTCACACACTCATGCAATAACTGATGTCACTAATCTTGAAATCAAACTTGCTGAAAAAGCTAGTAACAATGATTTAGCAGATGTACAAGCTAATGTTGACAAAAAGGCTGATAAAAAACACACTCATACAACAGCAGATATTACCGATTTAGAAACAGTATTAAGTTCAAAAGCTAGTCAGGATGATATTAAAAATCTAACAACTCAAATATCTTCAAAAGCTAGTAAAGAAGAAGTTGAACAAATCAATACAAGTATTGAAACAAAAGCTAGTCAAAAAGATTTGGAAGCTTTATCAAGTAAATTAACGGAATTGCCATCACAAGAAGCAATCGATAAATTAACTACTGATTTAGGGTTGAAAGCTAATCAAAGTGAAGTGGTTAAGTTAAAAACCTTGATTGATAGCAAATCAGAAAAGGCACATATTCATTCAATAGCAGATATAACTGATTTACAAACAGCGCTTGACAAAAAACTGGAAGCGACTGATATCAGCGGACTGGACACAAAAGTTAATGCAAACGCAAAGAGCATATCAGATATATCTACAACGCTTAACAATAAGGCAGACAAAACAGACCTTAATCTCAAATCAGACGTAGGGCATATACACAGCATTAGTGATATATCAAATCTACAAACTACACTGGACTCAAAAGCAACTGGAGGTCACAGACATCAAATTGAAGATATAGTTAGATTGCAATACAAGCTTGACGGCAAGGCTAGTACAAGTCACACTCATAGTATAAGCGATATATCAAATCTACAATACACGCTCAACAATAAAGCTAGAGCTAGTGATTTATCAAGTTTACAAGTTAAAGTCGACAAAAAGGTTAGCAGTGACACCGTCAAAAACATCGCTATAATCGAAAAAGGAGCAAGCACGACTAGTATACCAGCTAACACACTAATATTTGAAAAGGAGTAGGTCATGGCGAAGTATAAGTATGATGTGTATGAGGTAGAAAAGTCAAACGAACTTGTTTATCAGAATGTTACAAATACTGATAGCGTAAATGTAAGAAACGGTTGTGATTCGTATACTCCTGACCTAGAAAACAAAATATTTAAGAGAGGTACGAGGTTTGGAGGTGTGAGCAGTATCCCGAAGGGTTATTTTGTATGTGCTAGAAAATATAACGGAGCGTGGAAAGTTTTTTTAGGGGGGAACTCAACCGAAGAATATTGTTTTAAAGAGGAATCAAGAGGACGAAAACTTTATAGAATTGAAACTGTCGAAAAACAAGGAAAACTGACAGAATCAATAGTCGCAGACGAAAACGCATATCCACAAAACGGAATAAAAGACGGAAAATGGTATGTTAGAAAAGAAAAAGTCGCAGAAATTAAGGCAAAATTCAATAACGAAACTTTAACGAAAGCGTACTACAAAGACTCACAAAATGTTGTTAGAAAGCTAAGCAAAGCGTACTTCAAAGACAGCAACGGGAATATAAAAAGACTAATCTAAAAGGAGGACAAATGGAAGATTTAAGATGTTTGATTTCAGAAAACAGTAGCAGGATAACTGAATTGCAATCTGAATTATCAAGACAAGATTATTCAATTCAGTTGATGCAAAAGGACTATGAATATATGAAAAAAGGACTAGACAATATTGAAAAGCAAACGGAATCTAACTTCAATGTGTTGTCATCAAAGCTTGATGATATCTACAATTCAAAAGACGAAGAAAGAAAAAAACAACTTGAAGAAATAAAAGATTTAAAAAATTATGTAGTCAAAACAGTTATTGGGATTGGAATAGGAGCACTTCTTTTATACGTGTTCCCGTTTTTGAAGTAGGAGGTGTAAAAATGATAAAAATAATGTTGGACGCAGGACACGGTGCAGGACGTGATTTTAACCGTGGCTCAGTAATCGGTAATGAGGGGGACAATAACTATAAATATTCATTAGTACTCAAACGTGAACTTGAAAAATACGGTTTTTATGTTGGAACTACAAGAAACAGTATTACTGATAATCCGTCTTTATCACAAAGAGGAAATAAGGCACAGGGATATGATTTATTTATATCCTTGCACTCAAATGCAGCGAGCAGTAGTGTAAGAGGCATTGAGATTTACGGAGATATCAATGCAAATAGTCCTCAGTTGATGAAAAATCTATGTGCTAATATCTCAAAGGTAATAGGAACTAAAAATCGTGGTGTTAGGTGGAGAACTAGAAATCCAGAAAGATTTTATGTTCAGCCAACATCACCTGGGGGTAGTAATTACTATGGTGTACTATACAGCAATAAGGCAAAGTTGGGAATGCTTATTGAACACGTTTTTCACACAAATAGAGAAGATTGCAAACTATACGTAGAAAAACGTAAAGAGATTGCACAAGCAACAGCCGATACAATAGCACAATTCTACGGACTTAAAAAGATAAGCAGACCTCAAACAAAAGTGAAAGGAGTGGCAAAGTTGGAATTGACAAAAGAGCAAAAAGATAGCGTGAAAAATACGGTCGTAACGTACCTAGACGAAGAATATCAAAAAGCATATATTATAGCACAAGAGCATAAGGCTCTACTTGCACCAGCAGCATTTAATCTTGATTTTGGTAGAATGGTTAAATCAGGAGATACGATAATCGCCGTTGGTGGAGACCATTTAGGCAAAATTGAGGGCAAGAACTATGGCTTGACAAACTACGCAACTTATCATGTAAAGGCAACTGATAAGGCGGAAGACTTTAATAAAGATAGAACAAAATTTTTAGTGAGGAAAAAATAATGAACGATACAACAAACATATTAATAGTACCTTTGATTATTGGATTGCTGGAAGTGATTAAAAAAGCTGAGGTTGTAAATACAAAGTATATTCCTTTGATTTCAATTCTGATAGGTGGTATACTTGGCGTAACAGTAAATGGACTAAATACAAGCGGAGTATTGCTTGGGATAACATACGGTTTATCAGCAGTAGGTTTATATACAAGTGTTAAAAAATATTCTGATGTAACGGAAGAAGAAAATAATAAATTTGAGTAATCACTTTTATTGATAAATATGTACTAAGAAGATTAGCTATATAATATAATAAAAATATTATATACGCTTTGTAAGAACGTTGGAAAAAAGAAAAACAATTTATAGTATTGATTAAATCATTTTTGTAACTTATTTTTTACTACACAGGGTAGGCTTTTATGTCTACCCTCTTTTTTTGTGTGTAAATTGATTTAATGAACAAAAACGGCTTTGTCAGAGTGATTATATAAGGTTTTTTAATGTATAGAGGTATAATCATATGGATAAAGTAATAAAAGCTTATAATAAGGCTTATAAGTAGGTTAAAACAAAAACATAGAATATTACAATTTTTATTACTATTTCTATTGACAATATATAACGCATACGTTACAATAAATTTATAAGAACAAGAAAGGAGACTATTTTTATATGAACGTAGATTTAACTGGCAAAAAGTTTGAACGACTAACAGTAATTAAAAAAGACGAAGATAGAAATAATCATTGGATATGTAAATGTGATTGTGGAAATATTATATCGGTTTTAGATTTTTATTTGATACATGGAAAAACTAAAAGTTGTGGTTGCTATAGGGCAGATATGGCAAAAAAGAATATCGAAAAGATTAGAGATATCACTAATAAAGCAAATGAAGATTTAAGTATAGACGGGACGAGAATAAGTGCATTAAAACAAAAGGTTAGACCAAATACAAAAACTGGATATAAAGGCGTATCAATAATAAAAAATGGAAAATACATTGCACATATTAAATTAAGAGGAAAAAGAAAACATCTTGGAACTTATGAGGACATAGAAGAAGCTATAATAGCAAGAAAAACAGCAGAAAAAATGTATTATCAACCGATTATCGATAAATACGAAAAAATGAAGAAAAACAAATAAAAAAAGAGCAGGCACAATACCTACTCTTCCAAAATTCCATTTTGGTTAGATTTTAATGTTTAAGTAAATTAATTACTT